ACCCGAATGCAAAATGGGTCGTTGAGATCTACCGTGATGGAGAAATCATTCACCAGTTGGCAACAGACTCTGCCAATGCAGATGGATATAACCAAATTCAACTACCAGATGGCAGTAGACAATATGGCAACGGAGTCTGGTGGGCTAGAGTCATAGCACCCGAAGATTTTCAGGTGGGTGATGTATGGAAAGTTTATGGGTGGAACGATATGGGGGAAAATATTCCCTCATATCCGCCGGACAGGATTTAGGAGAAAAAAATGTCAGATGACTTTGATTTTGGATTTACAGCAGTAGATGAAGAAGAATTGGCGAATATTCTTCAAAACCCAGAGGTTCAAGCCGAACCTTCTGAAGAAATACTTTCGATTAAAAATAAATTGGATTTGATATTAGAAATGAACAGTACCTGCGAGGGTGCAGGCGCTGTAAAGGCTCAGTATGATGAATTAATGAAAGCCAAATTTCAGGAGATAGAGGGTTTAATAATTCCAATTCTTCAGAATATGAAAAAAAATGAAGAAAAAGATTATTTGTATTGGCCGGGAAAACAGCGTAAAGCCCAGTGCGACTTGCAGTTAGAAAAAATACTACAAATTACCCGAACATGATTGACACCACCTGAATTTGTGGTACAATATGCGTATGAAACAGGCCGAGATGGCGGAATTGGCATACGCAGCAGACTTAAAATCTGCCGATCTTTACGATCTTGTGGGTTCGAGTCCCACTCTCGGTATTATTGCCACCGTAGCTCAGTTGGCAGAGCAGAACTTTTGTAAAGTTCAGGTCGCAGGTTCGAGTCCTGTTGGTGGCTTCGGAGGGCAGTGCTTTTCCCCTGTAACTCAGTTGGTAGAGTGGCGAGCTGTTAACTCGCATGTCGCTGGTTCGAGTCCAGCCGGGGGAGTTTCAGAGTGTAGCGCAGCTTGGTAGCGCGGCTGGTTTGGGACCAGCAGGTCGCAGGTTCAAATCCTGTCACTCTGACTTAAGGAGATTATGATGCCAAAGCGTGAATTGGATCGATTTGATTTGGAAGCAGAACGAGAAGCGTCTGCAATTCGTGGTCATCGTGGAATTCCGGAAACTGCTTACGGTAAGGGTATTACCAAGCAGCGAAGGATGCATAAGCGGGGACAGGAAATTTTGGAAACTAGAATCATCAAGAGAGGACAATGGCTATCATGACAGAAGAATGGTTAGGCATGGAAGACATCTGTTTCGTCACTGGTAAGATTATCAGGCGGTGGGAACAGGCACGATTTACTTGGGAGTTCGATGCTTGGATTTCTGTGGAAGGTCAGAAGATCATCGAAGAGGACGCATGTGGCGAAAATCCTAATGAAGAATCACGCATCATCTATGCTGAGTGGTATGCACAGGATGAGGCGGCCGCAGCAAATGAGGCAAATGAAGAATTTAGAAGGTGGCACAAATGAGAGCATTTAGTACACTAGAACTTCTGGTTTGCATCGCAATCATTTCTCTTTTGATTTCGATGACTCTGTTCTTTCGATGGGATGATACCAAGAAGGAACTTGAAGATAACCGAAAGATTCAAGATGCAACCGCCGAGTTGTGGTTGCTTCGTATCGAAGATCCGTCCCAACCCGTCTATTGGGTCTGGGAAGACAACGACGGCGTGATGTGGATGCTCTCTCGTAAGGACAACAAGGTAAGGAAGGTCGGACCATGAAAGGTGAAATTCATGATTTCTACGGCCCGTATCAGATTCACAAACATCCAGATGGAGATTTGGTTTTTATCAAGAATCAAGGAGGTCATTCTGGTGTGTACTCTATGAATAGCGAAAAACTTTTAAACAAGGTGAAGGTAAAAATTGAAGAACATGAAGAGGAATTGATGAAGTGGAACCTTCTTTTAGATAGGATCAATGAAAATGCGTGAACAAGAATATGCAAATACCATGCTTTTAATCATGACTACGATGAATATCTTTTTGGGTATTTTGATGATTTTTGAGATTATTCCATTAATATATGGAATGTCTCTTGCATTCTTCGGGATGTTTGGTATAATTTGGAAATGCAAGAGGGATCTCATGGGCGATGTTCGTCTGTGGGAGTCTCCGAAGGACTACCGGGATCGTCGAATCCTGCGTGGAAGATTTGAAGAGGAATCTAATGAACTGCCTTGATTGTGAAAAGCCCATTTCTGCCGCTCGTCTTGAAGCCCTCCCCGGTGCCGAATATTGTGTCAATTGTGCAGATAAGAATTCTGTTCCAGTAATTGCTCGCGTAATCTACAGTCACAAGTGCGACAGTGAACTTTTTATTGCTACAGGTAAGGAGAATGTTCGTCGTCTTGACCGAGAATGGGCCAGAGCGAGGTGAAGTGTCCGTACAAGAAGTGTATCGCAAAGGCCAAGCAAGGTGAACGCACGCGAGCAAGTGGAAATCAAACTGGCGGAAAGAAAAATGATCTGTTAACTCTGGAAAACGGAGAAAAGGTCAATCGGTTTGAATTTTACAGTGAAAGAGGAAATGGTATTGATCTTGATCCGCTATACTTAGCGGATCTTTTTCATAATCAACAAAAAGGTTTGTGTGCTTATACTGGACATCCAATTGACATGAATGATGTTTTCATTAATGACAAATTGAATCCTAGATGGCTCATGCAACCATCTCTTGAGCGAATAAATAATGTAACTGGTTATATGCGAGGAAATGTTAGAATTGTTACTATGTACGCTAACTTAGCATTTAAAGATTATCGTGGTGATAAACTCGAAGCAAGTAAGTGGATGTTTAGAGGAATACAGAGTCCAACGGTAGGAGTTACATTATGCCAAGATTAGTTGAAAATATACCGCCGGTACAGTGCTTTGTTAGAAAAGAATTTTTAAGAGATCATGTTGATGGTCACGGAGAATTTGTTCCTTGCTTTTGGGTTAGTGCAAAGTCAATTCAGGCCAGAGCCCTTTATTTCGAAAGTTACTTGTCAGAGTATGGTGCTTTGTATGATAAGTTACCTATCTCGGCATATACATGGAAAGACAACATAAAAGATTTTCTGCCTCTATCAGATTTAGAGATGTGGGATTGTTTGTCATATGATATTGTCTGTATTGAAAAAATGTTTCTCCGGGGAAGAGAGTGTAAGGTTTACTTACCATCTAACAACTGGATGGAGGGGAGTTATCTTTTCACACTTGACGGATATGGATCTGGAACCCTAGCGGAAACACCCAACGAACATAAATCTTTTAATGTAATAAAACTAGACAACGGTCAGTTTGGCTGCTATCCTAACAATCGTGTTATATGGAAAGATGCAAGTTTCACTCCAAAGGAACCGAAGCGGCCGGACTTCAAGACATCCACGCATTATTACTATGCCGAAGGAAACATGTCATTTTCTGATGATGATAATTACTTCTATGGAATAAATTTTGATAAGTAGTATTTCGTACACACACGAATTGGTTGATATAAATCCTTCGCTTATAGAAATCTCCAGAATTTCAACTGGAGAACTTTTTAGTATTGTGAAGAATATAAGTAAAGCAACCACACGCCCTGCTCCCGGAAGAACATTCGGGTTTGCAGTTTGGCATGATACTTCGCTTCTCGGTGTGATGGGATTCTCTAGTCCAGTGATTAATCTCGGGGTGCGGGATGAGTATCTTCAATTTTCAAAAAATCCTTCCGAAAAAGGTTACACACTCAAGAAATATATGGACATGTCAACCTGTGTGGGTTTGCAGCCGATCTCCTGGCACTGGAATATTGGGAAGTTAATTGCGATGCTTGCAACCTCCTCACAGGTTTCCATGTACTATAAGCATCAGTACGGCGATGAACTTCGGGGAATAACTACAACTTCTCTGAACGGACGAGGATCACAGTACAACCGCGTCTATAAGTTTTTAGGATACACGAAGGGGTATGGACATGAACATATTTCTGAGGAGAAGTATCAGGAAATGCTTGAGTGGATGAAAGATAATGATATTGAAATTCCATCCTGTGCCTTTGGTGCCGGCAGCAATCCACGAATGAGGCGTATTGCTGCCTATAATAAGGCAAAAGGCATAAAGGCATCAATGAAGCATGGCAAAAAAAGAGGTGTATATTTTTCGCCTTGTAGTAACAAATCGGTTGACGAACTAGCAGAGAATTGGTATAATCGTTGGGGTAAACCGAGATACGAACGAACAAAGGATAAGACTGCTCCTTACAGCAGCGGACTCGAATGATTACTAAAATTCTTACACTCAGCATCGTCTTTTCTAATCAGCCTCTTTTGGATTCGATTTGCCAAGTAGAATCAAATTGCGACTCTTCCGCGATCGGTGACAACGGAAATGCGATTGGCGCATACCAGATTTGGAGAGCCTACTGGCAAGATGCGGTTGAGCATGATCCCTCCATCGGCGGAGTATATTCGGATTGTACCGACAAGGCTTACGCGGAGAAGATTGTTCTCGCGTATTGGAGTCGGTATGCAACAGAAAAAAGAATCGGAAGAACCGTAACCGACGAAGATCGTGCAAGGATTCATAACGGCGGACCCAACGGATATAAGAAGAAGGCGACCGAGAAGTACTGGAAGAAGATCAAGAAGAACTTGAATGGAAACTAGAAACATCATCGATCATTACCACTATTGGAAACACGATGCAATATTGGCAGATTTGGAAGACAAGCGACACAATTATTCCGTACTATGTACTAACCTACATAATGACTTCAATATTTCTACTGTTGTTCGTAACGCGAACGCCTTCCTCGCAAAAGAAGTCATCATCTACGGATCGAAGCAGTGGGACCGACGAGGCGCGGTAGGAACGCATAACTATAATCGAATGACATACTTCAAGGAAGAAGATCATGGAAGACTTCTGGACAAAATATCTGATTATCATATCGTCTGTATGGATAACATTGAAGGCAGTCGAGACATTGCTACACTTGATTGGCCTGAAGAAAAACATACACTATTGGTCTTCGGTCAAGAGCAAGTCGGAGTCCCACAGGAATTTATTGAAGTAGCAGATGAGATCGCGTACATTCCACAGTACGGAACCGTGCGTAGTCTGAATGTTGGAACTGCATCGGGAATTGCGATGCACGAATACTGCTCAAAGATAAATAGTGGTAAGGGAGACTGACATGGACAGCAGAAAAGAAAACAAAAACAGAAAGAGTGAGAGAGAGGCCAAAGTTTACTGGGCTTCGAGAGTGAGATTGGATGGAGAATCTACATGGATTCTCCTGACAGACAAGGAAATTCTGCGCGCGCAGAGACGAGCAGAAAACAACCCAGAGGATCTACCAAGCCTTTGGGAAAGAATTCGATTGGTTTTTGGTATTTGATTTGATGTCCCGTGGTGTAACGGTAGCACCGGAGATTTTGGTTCTCTGTGTCCAAGTTCGAATCTTGGCGGGACAATTTTATAAGGAGATTTATTATGGCTAAGATTAGAGGTATTGGTAGTGCGGGTGAATTCAAGGGACGCAAGAAGGGTAAGCCTCGGCAGTCCAAGAAGAACAAGTATGGTATTCGTAGCAGGGGAAGAAAAAACTAATGCATTATAAAACTCCCGGTGGTTGGGAAAACGAAAATCGCAAACAGTTTAGCGGTCCTCCAGGCAAATGGAATCTTGGTAAGTATTTTAAAGGACAAACAAAGCCTAAAAAAGGCAAAAATGGTATATCAAAGCAACTATACGACAAAATGGTAGTTGAGCATTGTAGAAACAATAAATGCAGTAGAGAAATTGCAATTGCGGCAGTTGATGAACTGATCATCATTCAACAACAAGAGGCTGAAAGAAATATGAGCAGCTTCGAACGAAGAGTGTTGAAACTGATGAAAAAAAGGAACTTACCTCAACATAAGGCCGAGAAAATAGTAAGTAAATCAATAAAGAGAGAAAAAACGGCCGCGTGGAAAAAGAAAAAAAGAAGAGACGGAGCAAAAAATAATAATCAGAATAATCAGTAAGAGTAACTACTTCCTCCACTGCTTTGTGTAGTGGAGGTTGTTGTTTGGGGGGATGTCACAGGTGTGCTAGTGACTGGTGTGGTGGTGCTGGGAGTAGTGGTTGGTGCAGTCGTATCAACCACAGCAGGTGTTGCGACACCTTCTTCTTGTGTTTCCACGATCTCAACTCTCTTTGCTCTATTCTTTTCCTTCAGAATACCATCATAGTAATTACCGTGGAAGAATGTAACATCTTTCTCTAAACCATTTGGCATATAGAAAGTTCTTCCTCTCAATACATGTGTGTGATATCCTGCGGTAGTCTCGCCCTCGCGGATTAGATTGGGCGAAGGACTTGCTTCTCTTGCTGCTTCCGCTGAGTAATACAGTGGATAATAACCGTCGAGAGGAACTGGACCCATAAATTTTGGCTTTGCACTCGGCACGCCGACTGTCTTTGCTCTTTCCAGATTTGCTGCGCTTGAGCATGGGGAATAGTACAGAATTCCAGAATCAATACCTGTATGGTAACCATTGCAACGATACATCGTAGCCTTCGACAGTGCTTCGATTCTTGTCTTGAACCGATCCATTCCCTTTGTAAGAACTTCATCTTCTACTATTCTTACTTGATCTACTTGTTTTTCGCTTTGCTCTATTATCTCTTTCGGTGCGAGAATGTTCACAACAACTGGAGAGTCAAATTTATTTTCGTTTACTACTTTTTCTTTGACTATTAGAACTTCTGATCCGTCGTTTTGAATTAATATATCTTTAACCTTAAACGACTTTGCATTGTCGATGCCAGAGAATTCTACAAGATAATCTTTTTCTACACCCAACTTAACGAAAGAAAATTTATTCGTTTGTCCCAGAACATTTTTGATTCCATAAACTGATGCGGTGTTTTCCACCGATGTCACTGTCATCTGGGGGACTCTGCTAAAATTATTTTTCGTGAATATGGTGACATTAGTTGGGAGAGAAATTGTTTCATTAATTGCTTTCACAATTGTTCCATTCACCAATCCCATAAAAACATAACTTCCAGACAAATTAGTTTCGATGTTGTTTATTGGATCTTGATACACTGCATCGTGAAGTGTGAATGTGGATCCTAATTTTAAATCCTGAAAAACATTTTGGATGTTTGATATGGATTCTCCGTCCAAACAGTCAGTGTAATCAATGTATAATTTTTCCTCATCAAATGTAATTGTTGGTTTACATTTAAGAAAAGTTCTTTTGGATGTTGTTTCGTTATATGAATTGAAAAACTTCAGTCCATAAACCACAGCCGAAGAAATCTGAATTAGATTATCTTTGGCCGTAGGTTTATTGTTTTTTACTCGATTTGTTCTTTTTCTGCTCATGAGGCGATGTAGTGAATGTTTTGAGTGCCACTATTTGCTCTTACATAAATCAAGTTTACATTCCCTACCTCCAAGAACAACGACTCACCGGGATCCAGAGGATAACCGTTTGATGTTGATCGGGTTAATGTTGTTGATCCTACAAAAATTACATCTGTGTTTGATGATGATGCTTTGATGGTGACACCAGCCTTTGTGATCTGGTTTGCTCCAAGAACCGTCGATCCACTACTTGCACTAATCTTTTTACCGCCAGCAGTGAAGGAACTTGGTCTTGTGATTTGACTGATTTTCACAGAGCCAGCACCACTCTTAATATCATCGGAGATAGTCTGAATGACATCTGTATTTGAATCGATCTGGCTGAGAGCGGAGTAGATGGATGCAGTAGCACCACCTAGTCTGTTCAGAATGTCGGTGTCATCTATGCTAACTTCATTTCCTACACTGACATTGAGTGCTGCGGTTGATGTGACTTCAACTGCTCCGCCATTTTCTCCTCGAACCGTAAGAGGAACGCCGTTTGTTCCGGTGTATCCTTGGACATACAGGGGATTTTCACTTGCGTTAGTGACTCCTAGTACAGCAGAGACATCGAGGTTGAAAGAAACTCCGCTGTTGGTTAGGTGGACATTGAGAGCGTCTCCGGAGTGTCCTATGGTGACACCATCACCTGCGAACATTGCAGCAGGTACTTTAGTTCCACCATCATATCCTCGTACCGCGACTGTATCTGTTCCAGATGAAAGGAATCTGCCACCAGTTGCAGAAACAGTACCGGAAACAGTAACGCTGTCAATCGACGAATCCAGTCTTCTTCCGCCCGTCATCACTACTGGGTAGATTCCAGCACTCCAGCCTGATCCTGTTACGCCGCCAAATCCAATGTAATGATCTTCTGTAATACCTTTAATTGGAACTGCAAGATTGTTTACTTCGACACTTCCGGAAACCCCAACAGGATGACCTCCAGAGATACCCTGAACCATTGCAGTTACGCCTATTAAACTTGTACCTGATGTGTTACCTGCGACTGCAAGATAGATCGCGGTTGAGCCACTACCAAGAACACTATTTCTTACATAAAAATCTCCTCTTCCTGCAACATCACCTGTCACTTCGACAGCGGATCCAGTGGTGCCGTTTACAATAACGGGCATCGGATCGGCAGAAGAAACTCTAGTTGCATTATCTTCATCACCAAATACTACTTTAACGATGCTGACATGTGCATTGGTTAAACCTACACCGGAAGGTCCGAAGTCAGTGGCAAAGGTAGCAGTGTTTCCGAATATTTCTAGTGGTACATTACTTGCAGTATAAGGCATTTTTCATATCTCCTGTGTAAGATATATATAAAGGATTTTACTTGTATCTCTTTCCCTATTGGGTATAATTACAGCATGGTATTCACAGAACAACAAAAAAAGCATTTTTGCAGAATGATCGAAGAACGAGTCATGAACTCAAAGTTGACCTATATTGAGGCAATTCTTGAGTGCTGTGAACAGATGAATTTGGAACCTGAAACGGCAGGCAAGTTTTTGAATCCGCCTCTCAAGGAAAAGTTAGCAGTTGAGTTTGAAGACATCAATCTTTTGCCTAAGACAAAATCCAAACTTCCTATTTGACATTCAAGTAAAAAAGAGTATAATTGATAATTCAGTGGTGGGGAGTTCCCACCGTCATCAAGTGCGAGGGAGATCCTCGCGGAAAGGATTTGCAACATGAGTTTTGCAGACATGAAGAAAAATGCTAAGGGTTCGCTCGAAACCCTACAGCAAAAGTTGGAAGAGACAAACAAGACTGCCAGTTACAAGGATGATCGTTTCTGGCGTCCAGAACTTGACAAGTCGAGCAATGGTTATGCAGAAATTCGATTTCTGCCTGCTCCCGAAAGCGAAGATCTTCCTTGGGCGAAGTTGTACTCCCACGCTTTCAAGGGACCGGGTGGTTGGTATATCGAAAATTCTCTGACCACTAAGGGTGGTAAGGATCCTGTGTCCGAGATGAACAGCCAACTTTGGAACAGTGGGTTGGATAGCGATAAGGATATCGCACGAGAGAGGCGCCGTAAGCTTCAGTACATCTCAAACATTTATGTAATTTCGGATCCTGCTAACCCCCAGAATGAAGGAAAGGTTTTCCTCTACAAGTATGGTAAGAAGATCTTCGATAAGATCAACGAAGCCATGACTCCTGAGTTTCAGGATGAAGAGGCAGTCAATCCCTTCAACTTCTGGACTGGTGCTACCTTCAAGTTGAAGGTTCGCAAGGTCGCAGGGTATGTCAACTACGACAAGTCCCACTTCGATCCGCCGTCGGCTCTCAACGAGGACGATGGAGAACTCGAAAGGATTTGGAAGAGTGAATACTCTCTGACCGATCTGGTTGCTGATGATAAGTTCAAGAGTTATGAAGAACTCTCGAATCGTCTCCAGCAGGTTCTTGGAGGGGACGCCAAGGCCCGTGCTGAGGATACAACGACGGTGGAGGAGCAATCCTCACCGGCAGTCACCAGTGATCCTGAGCCTCAACAGGAAGAAAGCGCCATGTCGTTCTTTGAACGACAACTGAACGAAGATTGATAAATTCTTTGTTCTTAAAAAGAAACCCCACCTCTTTCGAGGTGGGGTTTTTTATCATCCCATTCTTTGTCGCCATTCTGGCACACTGAATGTTTGATTTGTAAAGAATCTATTAAATGCTTCTTTCGCAGGTCCCTCAGATACTCCACTTTCCTGACCAACCGCTTGGGGGCCGGGACCAGGACTTTGGGCTGTGTATTGATTTGCTGCTACATCAGATTCTCTTACTATTTCATTTTTAGGTTTGCCTATTTCTTTGATAATTTTATCTGTTTTTGTTTCTAGTTGTTTTACTGCGGTTGACACATTTGTTGAATTCGATAAGGTTTGATTATATTCGCTGAATGACTGTGTTTTGGCAATATTATTTGAATTGGAAATGTTAGTTGTGTTGTTTCCCTGTATCAAATTTTGAGCAGATTGTTTGTTGATCATATTCGAGGAGAAACTTTGATTGCTGATGCTTGCCGGTGAGGGTACATCTGGTGTCATTGTGGTCGATGATGGAGTTCCTACTGCACTTTTCGACGCTGCTGTGGTCGATGATGGAGTTCCTACTGCACTTTTCGACGCTGCAATAGGCGTTACCATCTCTGGACCTTTTTCTCCCAACAATCCGAGGGTTGGTTTGGTTATCATGCCACCCATAGCAAACATGGGAACCACCCCTGCTTGTTCTTTGATTCTTTCTTTTATCTTCGTACTATCAACATGCCTTTCTTTTCCATTCACATACACCTTAGTTGATTCGGGTTGAATCATATTTCTTACTAAACTAGTAAAGTGACTGTCGTTATAGTTTTTTAAGTCTTGAACTGAGTTGTTATTTGAGATTTTAGAATTTTCTACTGTTATAAATTCGCTCTTTTTATCAGAAAACTTGTTTTCTAATTGGTTTAGAGTGTTATTTTGTCTATTGTTTAGTATTTGCCTAGTAGAATTATCATCGTTAGATTCAGAATTGCTTACATTCTTGACATTTGTATCACCGTTTAATTCAGAATTGCTTACATTCTTGACATTTGTATCACCGTTTAATTCAGAATTGCTTACATTCTTGACATTTGTAGTTGAAAATGCCTTGGGGTAACTATTATTGTAATTGGTTGTTGTGTTAAATATATTTTTGACAAATTGTTTGATGATCTTTTCGTTAAGTGACGAATTTTTCGATGCATCACCTTTATTTGTGCTTGCTGGGTCTAGAATTTTCTGTTCTAATTTGCTTGGAGAAGTGTTTTCTTTGAGTTCAGGTAAAAATAAAGTAGGTTGAGGCAGTAATGTCCCAGTTTCTCTTTTTTTCAGAAGAGATGACTTGTTTTTAAACGGTTTTTTTGACGCTTTAATAGTAGGTTTTTGCATTTGATTCCTCTTGTTCTCTTCTTGCGTTTTCCTTTTCGACATAAGCCCTCACCTGCGCCACATATACTTCTCTTTCCCACGGTATCCAGTTTTCTATCTCTGTCAGATTGTATCCATGATAGTGAATTAACTGGAAATTTAATTTAAAGTAATTAGATAAGTCTAAATGACTGAGGGCTATACGAAAAAATCTTTAATTCCCTCAAATTGAATTGTTTTTTCATGATCTCCTTCGATGTACTGTTTCTTTGTTATCAATTTTGGCATTTTATCAAAATAATCTAATACTTTTTGAAACTGTTTCTTATTCATACTCTCCACAAAATCTTGCTTTTCTCTATCAGAGTAAATTTCTGCGTTTAGTTTTTCTTCTGGGGTTTCAATCTGTAAAAGGCATTTGGATATCATTTCGATATAATTTTCAGAATCTGAAGATGTGATTTTATCTGTCAAAAAGTCTTTCACTCTTGGATGTCTAAATGTTACCGAAAGTCTGTCGTTTAAGTCTATTTCTTTATCTCCGAATTCGCCTATAATTTCAATATCTTCACCCAAATCAATTGAAAATTCTATTGGGTTTCCATCTTCCCCAAGAACACTAAAGTCAACTATCTCTCCGATTGATTTGCTTCTTAGTTGAAGCAAAAGATATTCGAGATCCGACATGTATAGTTCGTTGATATCTTCGATTCCCTCGAAACAGTTTTTGATCAAATTTGAAAGAGTCAGAATCATGTCTTTTTCTGAATTAGATGTTTCTAGTGCAGTTAAAAGTGTTTTTTCATCTCTTACTAAAAATGGTCTATAACTTACGCTTTTTTTACTTGAGGGTATTGTTGTTTGATACCTTGGCATCGACTCCAATAATATATCAGATAGCATTCATAATCTCCTTAAATTTTGTCAAACTGATAATCTTTATACGCAAACAACACGGTATAATTTACGGTGCTATTTTTTGTTTCGTTGCTGAATTCTATGGGCAATATCTCAACAGGAAATGCTTCGAAGAATCTATATCTTGGCATTCCTACATTTAGTGTTTTATTGTTGAATGCTCTTTCCTGTAGAGTCACCATACCTCCTGATAGTGTTTTAAACGGAGTTAAAATATCACTAACTGGGTTAATTAATTGATTCATCCAATTTTCTATTCGTTCTTGAATAGATCCAAATTCATCTAATTTAAAAGTAATTGATAAATCTCCATAATTTCTTTTGTATGGTATTTTTCTTTTTACTCCATAGTAAGCATACTCTTTTGTAAGAACTGATCTAGTCCCTGTGGTAAAACTCACAACAGGCTGACTGAATGCAGTGTTAACATCATATTGAGTTCCATCGGGTATGGTGATAAAAGCATCAAATTGATGCGATTTGACAGGAGGGTTTTCTGTAATTCTATTTACAAGCGAATCTACTCTAGGATCTGCCATTTTTTTTCTCCGGGAAAATTTGTTTCTCTGTTAAAATGACAAATCTCCAGTTCTTGTCTTTACACACCTTTTCTGCTGCTTCCCACTTTGATTTATTTATTTCATAAGTGAGGCATTCTCCCAAGAAAGCCTTGGTTTTTTTTCTTGGCTTTGGTGGTTTTGTCTGTTTGTCGGGTTTTACTTCGATGACGAGGGTTTCTATCTCACCATTGTCTTTTTTATGTTCTGCTATGAAATCTGGGTAATATTTGTGTACTTTATTGTCTTTTGGTGAAAGATATGGAATTGCAATCTCTTCGCTGCCCCAACGCAGTATATTTTTGTTGCTGTCCATCCATTTACAGACTTTTCTTTCCCATAAAGATCTGCAAATAATTTTTACTGGATTGCCTATATACTTGGAAGCATTGTTAGGGTAAAATTTAGTTTTATATGCCATATCAAAGTATATAGGGAAAACAAAGCAATGGGAACATTTAGACTGCTTCCAGAAAACGATGAAGTAAACACATCAGGAACACAGGAAGATGCTGTGGGTAAGACCTCAGTTCCTCTTTTTCTTATATTGCGGTGTCACGAATTTAGCAATACTCCAAGTGTCAGAGCAAATGGAGGTGCGAAGTTGCACGAATTTATTTTACCTTTCCCCGAATCTGCACCAACTGCTCTAAATATATCATATAACGAAGAATTGGCAAAGGAGCAAGGGATTGTCGCTAAACTCTTCACCGAAACGGGAAATCTTGGATCTAACTTGTTGAATCTTCCCGGAAGAATAATTGGAGATCAATTCCAATCTCTTAGCGGTGTTGATTTGGGAAGAAGACCGATGGATGTCACCGAACTTAGTTTGAATAAGGCAGAGAAAAGACGATATTCTTTCAATTGGGTATTTACTTCCATTTCCTTCGAACAATCAGCGGAAATGGTTAAGATATGTAATTTGCTAACAAGTTTTTCTCTCCCTTCTACCGCCGGAACTGGTGGATTTGGTGGTTCAACAAGAATGATTATGCCACCCATGTGGACTATAGAAGTTTCAACTGGAAGTAACGGAACTTATTCTAATAATTCATTCGCAAAAACTGCATTTCTCCAAAATCCAAAAACATGCTTTTTAACGAATGTATCGGTTGACAGAGACACCAGTGCTTTAATGAATGTGCCTGGTAATTATAAACTTCCTACATCATTCGCTTTGAGTATTGGTCTTACGGAAATCGATCCTCTTCTCAGAAAGGACGGTGGAGTTATTGGAGAACTTCAATCTAGATCTGAAATAAGGGCAGCACAAGGAAGCATCCTATGACATATCTAAAATACTTACCAAAAATGAATTACACACTGGGTAATAGAAATATCGAAGTAAGTGATATTTTTAGAAGAGTTGCTTTCTCTCAAGAAACTAGAGAAAACCCACAGAACTGGAAAACAGTCAACGCAAATTCAACTCAAACAGTTGATGATGTTGCGTTAGAACAGTATAACGATCCATCTGCATATTGGCAAATTATGATGATGAATAATATTTGCACTAGATCAGAAGCACCCCCTTCTTACATCGAAGTGCAAAAAACCCAAGAAGCATATGATCAAAAAATGTCATTCTATCTTCCTAATGTAAATTCTGAGAATCGACCAGTAACAGGTGATTATTTTGCACTTTTCGATCCATCTAGTCAGATTATTCAGTATCAACAAGTTGAAAGATATGATTCCGTTAACCGAGTTGTATTTTGCACAAATAGAAATATTTACAACTGGAGTTCTAGTACAACCGTACTTCATGCAAGAAAAACCCAAAATGGTTCTGCTCCTGTGCGAACCGTGAATGTGTATAAAGTTGGATCTTTTGGAAATGGACTTTATGGATTTTATACTAGAGACGGTGATATCTCTCCATATTATGTTCCTTCGACAAACACATTTATTTCTCCGACGACAGAAGATATTACCAATACTAACTGTCTTCTAGATTTATTCATAAGAAATGAATCTTTGAATGAGGGGTACTTTGCAAAAACAGTGAGTCAAAAATACAACGAAACTATTACAGAAAAAAGAAATTTAAAAGTTCCCCCTGTTAATTTTGTTTCCGAAATAACTTCAAATACAGAAGAACTCCTTAAAAACGGAAACGCAGGGGGAGAAAAAAATATTAGAGGAATAGTGTTTGCAGGATCGACAAATACTGAAACTATACAATGACCGATAATAAATTACCCACACAGATTACAATCGAAAAAGCAGTTCTTGTCAAAATGGATGGTTCTGTTAGTATGGATCTTCTTTCTGAAGAAAACGGTACACCTCCATTTCGGGGGGTAGTTTTTAATGAGAGTTTGTTCGAACCTTCGGTTACGGGTAAATTATTCATAGAGGACAAAAACTCATTTGGAGAACTTTTTAACATTACTGGGTACGAAATCCTAGAAATGACTACAAAAAGTTTCGATGAAGAAACATCTCAAGATTTTAAATTTCATGTGGGCGAAGTTAGTGAAATTTCAGATAGTGCAAGCACAACAATTGACGGCTTTGGTGGACCCTCGACAGTTTACACGATAGAACTCCAACCATTTGAAGTTGAATATTTCAACACCGAGGAAGCCATTCCTGAAGGTTCTTCTTTCATAGGAAAAATTGCAGACGATGAAGGAAGGGGACTTGTTAATAACTTAGCGTTACGATATTTTTCTCCGGAGTCAACAGAGTTTTCTTCTACAAGAAAAGAAATGGACATCGAGCCAACTCTAAATTCCATTTGGAACAAAAAAGAACAAGCCGGTTATCCCTACAGTAAATTTACAAGCAAACCTCACTTAATGCAGTACATGAATTATCTTACAGAGAACGCTATCTCGAAAGATAATGTAAATGCAGCAAACTATCTTTTCTGGCAGGATTTAGATCAGTGGCATTTTAGATCAATCGACAGTCTTATTAAAGATGGTGATCCTAAACAATATAAAGTCAATCCAATCGCATTCGATGAAAAAAACACAATTACTAGTTTTACTTTCACGAAAAAAATTAATCAAAAAGAACTTCTAAATTCACCAGCATATAAATCTTATTATCATCATATTTCACCTGCATATTATGATTCATATGCAGAGTATATGACAACAAAAGATAAACTGATTCGGACAACAGTTTCATATGATTATTTCAAGGACTATGATAACTGGAGTCACTTAGAAGAATATCAACTTCTTCCAGAAAAACTAAAAAATGAAAGTACCAGAGGACCTGAAATCTTTGATTCTTTCTATGGGTTTTTCAATATCAATGAATACAATGATCCATCTCCGACGAAGTTTGATTACACCACATCTACCACGGACAAGAATTCATTTCCATCGTGGCAAACAATGTTCGATCAAACTGATTTGCAAATTGATCCATTAAATACTATAAAGACTGATGTGTTTAGTGCGGACAATCTGGATCTAATTAATCAGTACGCTTCCAAACGACTTCTCAAAGAGAAGTGGAATGTTTACAAGTATTCTATCTGTTGCGAAGATCAACCGACACCCGAAAAAGAAGAAATTGGACTGGGGATGATTGTTGGTTATACCACTCCAGATAATAATTCATATTATTATAAAGTTGCACCCGTTGAAATTTGGATAGGTGGGACCGCAGAGGCAGAAAGAATTTTAAACACAGGAAATTTCCAAGATGAAAATTTCTTAGTCGTAGCACAAAGTATCACTGGTGGTTCCGGACCAGATTCAAGAGTTCAAACGGTAGATGCATTTAATATAACAGAAATATTTAATGGTCCTAAAGGAAAGTCTAACGGAATTCGTTTAACCGATTTCTATGAAAAATATTATCCACACTCAATTATACCAGAGGAAGTAGATTGCACTTTAGACGAACCTGAGCAGTTGGCATTTAATGATGACACAGACGAAGGTGGCGGAGAAGGTGGTGGATGTGTCATAGTTTTACCTCCGGAATCTGGATCGGCCGGGTGTGTAGTTCCGGTGTGCGATCCATTTGATGAAAACTATAGTTGTGGGTGGGGTGGAACTGATGTTCGATGCTGGCAATGTGATGGGGGTAGTTGGATAGAGGGTGGAGTTGGGTCGGATGGTCAATGTTGTGGTCCAGAACCCGAACCACAAGTTCTAGCATGTAGAGAAACCCGAGATAGTGTTGAGTGTAGTATTGAACCAATATGTTCTTGCTGCTGTGATCCATTATGCACACCAATAAATGAAACTGATTTGACCGAGTGTCCAGATGGATATTGTGGAGAACCAATGCTCGGAGCTTGCTGTCCAACAGAGGAAACCATAGAAGATGGATCATATACTGAATGCGAAGAAAATGTTACCGCATCTTATTGTGCATCAGTTAATGGTAATTTTGGTGCTTTCGGTATTTGTGAAAATTGTGAAGACGCAGAACCCGATCTTCCTGTTTTTGGATGCTGTAAATGTACATCCTTTGGTTTGCCAACCTGTACAACATATTTCGAATCTGATGTTGAGGGCGAAGGAACAGGGGAATTAGAGCAGCAATGTATTGACGGTGGAGGAGAAGTTATTTACGCAGATGAAAATAATCCAGAGGATGATCCATGCAGTCGTTGCACAGCAGAGACTGCTCCATGTCCACCTGATGGTGAAGACCAAGAATGTTGCTTCGAAGGTTTCGGTGGATTAACAATAGACTACTTCCGTCAGTTTGATCGATATAAAGAAGATACTGTAATTGGACCAGTGGGAAGTCTTCCTTCGATTACCGGAGGTGCTACATTCGATTGCATGAGATACGAGAGCATTACATCCGGTGGATTCGAATTTGATGCAGATGGAAACTACGATCGACTAGGGGAAACAAAACTTCTGAAGGGAACTATTGTTAGATTGTTCCGCGTAGAAAAATCTTCTTTGGTGCATATATCTCCACGCGACCAAGATGATGAATACATTTATCTCTTCGAGTCTCCTCAACCAGTAAATCAATTCGTGATCGGCGAGCATCAAGGTATTTCCTGTGGATTAAATGATCCAGAGAACGGAGAAATCCCTGCAAGTCAATGTGGAATTAAATTCCCTGCGAGCGATCAATTACCACCTCTAGATCAGGGCGAAGGAGGGTTCAATGATTGAACCAAATGAACTTTTAGAATTAACGAAAAATCACAAAGAGGTTTGGTACAAGAACGAAATACCAATCACCCAAGAAGAGAAGCGATACTACAAGTGTGCTAATCCCGAAGGTCCAGTTGACAACACTCTTTGTCCAGAAAGTGATCCCCACTGCAATTGTCCATGTAAAGAACTTCAGCCACGAGATGCATTCATAATAAGTTCAAGTGCATCAGAACAGATTGATTATTGGTCGATTGCAGGGGACGCTATATTTGGATTGCTCAATCCATTTGAATTGATATGGACAACAATAGGAAATGCCGTAGAGAGTCTTAACGCATCTCCAGAAGACAGTGTATATGTTGTAGTAAATTCTGCGTTCGAGACTCTAGATGCATTTTTATCATACGAAGAAGCAAAAGAATACATTGCAGATCTTCCCGTTTCAGAAGAACCGACTGACGATGAATTGGAAGAATTGCTGACTGAACTGAAAGACGGATTCTGCGGTTCAATAGAAAACTCTCTTGGCGAGAGTTGGATGGGATGTGACTGGGATAATCCCGATCATCCTAGCAGTTGTAATTGTCCGTGCGTAGGAGAAGACTATCCTAAATTCAAAGAATACATGTCAACATATTCTACCTTCTGGGATACACCAAAGAAGACTCCACTTCTACGAAGCGCACAAATGACGCTTATCAATGCAATGAAAGCGCAGATGTCACTTCCCGGAGATTTTACATTGAAGCCGGGTAATTTAGTTGAAATTTCAATAAAAGAAATTGATTTTAATCAAAATGAGTTCGATAAATCTGCTAGCGGTAAATGGCTCGTAGAATCCGTATCCCACCTGATAGGAACAAATACTCATAATATGCAGGTTTCGTTGACGAGAGATTCTTCATATACTAACTTGGAAGATTATGAAAGTCTACCCCAATAGGAACCTATATAAGGCATGAAAACTAAATCAAGATACTCTGATATTGACATAGATTTTGGTAAAAACAAATTCACTAAAGACCTATCGATTGCCAGAAATCTTCAAGCAATTCAGCAATCAGTACTTTCGATCATATTAACTAGTCCGGGAGAGAAACCGTTTAAACCGGGATTTGGTGTTGGTATTTATAATCTTCTTTTTGAAATTTTAACCGATGCAGATGTTGCAATACTTGGCAATTCGATGCAAAAGCAATTAGAAATATATGAGCCTAGGGTTACATTTGAAAGTGTGAAAATAGACGACAGTGTGCCATTTTTCCTAGATATTACATTAAACTATATTGTCAATACGATCACAGATGAACCAGTTCCACAAACAATCAACTTAAAGATAACAAAGGTTAGATAATGGCAAATCCTCAAATTCAAATCGGAAATTTAGAGTTTGATGATATCAAAGATAGCATCAAACAGTATCTTCAAACCCAAGATGTTTTTTCTGACTATAACTTCGAGGGTTCTGCTGCATCAACTCTTTTAGATATTCTGGCGTATAATACCACTTATTATGCCTTTTATTCTAATATGATCGCAAACGAGATGTTTTTTGACACTGCGCAAAAACTGTCAAGTCTCATTTCATTGGCAAAACCTCTAGGATATACGGTGCCTGGTGCAAAGTCTGCAAAAAGCACAGTGCTACTCCGTGCAGCAGGAATTGGTCAAACACTGAACAGATATCATCGATTTACAGGTCGAGATGAGTCTGGTGGATCCTTTACCTTTTATACATTTCAACCATATGTAACAGACGAAAACGGTGATGCTTTAATTGAAGTTCACCAAGGAAGCAGATTGTTCGATAAAATATCGGCAGTTCTTAATTTAGACAGAACAAAGACATTTATTTCAACTGTAAACATCGATATTAATTCTTTAGTGGTTGAGGTTCAAACACCAGATGACACGGATTTTATTGAATGGATCTCTTCCGG